AGCGTGGTGATCCTGCTCGCGGAGGATGTCGAGCAGGCGATGAAGGAAGTGCCGCCCGGGAGCGAGGCCGCGCCGTGGTTCACCACACCGCCGATTTTGCGGGCTGACAAGATCGTTCTCGCGAGCGGCGCGGAGCTTGCCATCGAGGCCATCGACAGCCGCACGCGACGGATTGGGGGCGTGCTGCTCGCCTATGAAATTGCGGTGAAGGGATGAGCATTCGGATTGCGAGTTTCACCTCCGGCCTGCGCGAGTTCAACGAGCGTTTGGCGCCCGATGCCATGCGGCGCGAGCTTGCCGCGTTTGCGCGGTCCGAACTCGCCAAGGCCATCGGCGCGGGCGCGGCGTCGCCGAGCTATCGGCGCTATGTCAATGGCCGCGAGGGGGCGCAGGAGGAAGAGGTGCGGCTGCCCGGGCCGATCCTCTATGTGTTCGCGCCGACGCGCGAAGCGGTCGAATTCGCGCTGCAATTTCTGAAAGAACGGTGGCCGGTGCGCGGCCCGGCAGCGGGCGGACATTTTGTGGATAGCTGGATCGTGCTGGTGAACGGCTCGCGGTGGGACGGGCAGAGCGACATTCCGGCAGGCGCGGAAGCGGTGATCGTCAACACCCAGCCCTATGCGCGCAAGGCGCAGGTGGGCGCGAAGGGGTTCTCCATACCGCGCGGCATGGTCGAGGATGCGCGGCAGGCGGTGCTGAAGAAATGGCGGCTGCCGCTCGATGCGCAAATTCGTTTCATTCAACTTGCCGGTGGCTACGTTTTGAAAGGGCGGCGGCCGGTGCGGCAGGCGCAGGCGAACAGGCGCAGTTCGGCGTTTCGTCAGGGTCGCACGACGCTCGCCCATCGCAAGGACACGAATGCGGGCACGGCGATGAAATACCCCGCGCTCGTGATCGCGCCGAGGGTTGACTGATGGCGGCGTCTGATCGCGTTGACACGATATTCGAAGCGCATCTTGCGGCGTATTGGACCGCCGCGCCGCTCTATTTCGAGAATGACCCCGACCAACCGGATAGCACGGCAGAGGCATGGGTCTATATCGAGAATGAAAGCTTCGTTGACGCGCAAGCATCTATTGGGGCAGGGCCGGGCGAGGGCGGGGACATCTGGCGCGAGCGCGGCGAGTTGACGCTTTATGTGCTGGTTCAAATCGGGCGCGGCACGAAGAAGGGCCGCAAGCTGCGCGACCAATTGGCGGCGCTCTTTATGCGAGAGAATGGACAGATTGATGCGGTGCGGTGCCTCGATGTGCGGCGCACGGCGGGGCTCTCCTGGGAGCTTGAGGGCAAGGGAAATTTCTGGGCGCTGCCGCTCCGCATCGAGTGGCAGGCGGATAGCTGAAAGGGATGGCGATGAACGAACTTTATGCGCGCAAGGATTTCAAGACAAGAACGCAGCGCGTGCGCGCTGGTGATCTTGTCACCGCATCGGTACTTGCAGATGCGCCGATGAGCGAGGCCGAGATGATCGGCCGCGGCTTTGTCGAGCGAGTCTCGACCGAGGCCAAGCCCGAAGCCGACCCCGCCGATGAGGCGACTCCCCCAAAGCCGGCGAAGCGGCGCTGATCCGGCTTCATTTTTCATCCTGAGACGGAGCAAATCCGATGACTGACAGCAACCGCGTCCAGCTTGCCTTTGTTGACGAAACCACGCCCGGCACGACGCCCGCCTCCCCGCGCATGCGCAAGGCGCGGCACACATCTGCACCGCTTGCGTATCAGCCGGTGAACACGCGCTCGAACGAAAAGCGGGATGACCGCATGGTCAGCGATCCGATCCGCGTTGGAGAAACAAATGGCGGCTCGGTCAATTTCGAACTCTCCTGGCCGGTGCCCGACAGTTTCCTCTCATCAGTGATCGAGAGCGCATTGAACAGCGCCTGGGTGAACAGCCCCGTGCGCGACAATGACGGCGTGGCCGATAGCGTTATCACCGGCGTGACTGGGAGTGGCGGCGTCTATACCGTCACCACTGGCCCTGCCTTCGTGGTCGGGCATCTCGCGCGGTTCAGCGGGTTCGCGACAGCGGGGAATAACGGGCTGAAGAAAATCACCACCGGTTCGGCCACCGTGCCCGCGGTGGGCGCAGCCGTTGGCGTGGTCGATGAGGCCTCGCCGCCCGCTACGGCGCGTATCAAGGTGATCGGCTTCGAGGCGACCGCTGGCGACGTGACGGCGGAAGCAGACGGGCTTGCCTCGACCACGCTTGATTTCACCACGCTCGGTCTCGCGGTCGGGCAGTGGATCAAGATCGGCGGCGCGGGCGCGGCCTATCGTTTTGCGGTGGATGCGCTGAATGGCTGGGCGCGCGTGACCGGCGTCGCTGCGAAAAAGCTCACGCTCGATCATCTTCCGAGCGGCTGGACGACGAATGACGGCTCGGGCAAAACGCTCCGCGTTTTTTTTGGCGACCGGATCAAGAACGGCGTGACGCCGAAGGCGCGCACGCTGGAGCGCGGCTATCTCGGCCAGCAGACGCCGAGCTACATCGTGCAGCGCGGCATGGAGGTGAACGAACTGACGCTCTCCATCGAGGCGCGGCGCGAGATCACAGGCGGCGCGACGTTCATGGGGCTGGGCGGCGCGGTGAGCACCACGCCGCTCGATGCGAGCCCGGATGCCGCACCGGATAGCGGCACCTACCGAGTAATGGCGGCAGGCGCGAATGTGAACCGCATTTCGGAGGCGGGCGCGATGCTGTCGGCACCGAACCATGTGCGCTCTGCACAGTTGAGGCTCACGAATAATCTGCGCGAGATCACGGCGGTGGATGAGTTGGCGACGGTTGCGCTAGGTCGCGGCTCGCTCGATATCACCGTGACGGTGCAGACCTATTTCGGTGATAAATCTCTTTATGAGCGGATGCTGGCGGGCACGGCCACGAGCCTCGCGCAGCGCATCTTTGACGGCGAGCGTGCGCTCATCATCGCCTATCCGCGCCTCACCGATATTGACGGCAACCCGGATGATGGCGGCAGCAACACCGATGTGACACTGCCGCAGCAGAAACAGGCGAGCTTTGATGCGCTCACCAATGCGCAGATCCTGATCGACCGCTTCGAATACTGGGAGGCTTAAGAAAAACGGGCGGCGGTGATTCTTTCGAATGTCTTGCCGTCCGTTTTCGCCATGAAGCGCTTTCCGCCACGCAAGGTGACAACAAACGCTATGTCTTTCTTGTTGCCGCCGATCAACATGCCGCCAATGGCTCCGAGCGGGCCGAGAAGGGCCGCGCCTGCAACGCCCCACAAAGCGGTGCCCGCAAGCTTCTTTACGTTCTGCTCAGTCAGCTGCTGAACATCGTCAGCAGTCGTCAGGTCGATGGAGTCCTGACCTTGTCGCCAGATCGTGGCCGCGCTCAACATTTCGATTTTCCATGTGCCGAGCGCAATGTCGCCCGCCACAACCTTGATGGATGCCATGTGTGTCCCCCTCATCCCAAAAGGACCAAGAGTAATGGTTGACGATGAAAAAATGAAGCACGATTCGAATTCGCCTGCGCCTCGCAAGGTTGCTCGCATGACGTCCCTCACCGTGGATGTCGAGGCGGAGGATGGCGGGTCATGGGAGAAAATCCCGGATATGGAGGGGGCGGAGCTGCGGGTGCGCAGCCTTGAATATCCGCCCTATCGTCTGGCCGAGGCGGCGCATAACCGCGCTCATTCGCGCAAATATCGGAACGAGCAGACCGCCGAGAGCGTCGAGGAGGATTACCGCAAGCGCGGCGAATTGCTGGCCCGCTATATCCTGCTCGGCTGGCGCGGCTTCGATGAGGAATATGATGCCGATGTTGCGCGGGCCCGCCTCGCCGCGCGCGAATGGCGACCGCTGCGCGAGTGGGTTTATGTCTGTGCCATGCGCGTCGGCCAGCGCGCTGTCGAGTTCGTGGAGACGACGGAAAAAAACTGAGGAGCGCGCTGCGGTACACGCTGGAGCAAGCGCCGGAGGATGAGTGGCTCCGGCAGCTCGCAGAGGATGACCCGACGCTGGCAGGCGATGTGCCCGCCGGGCCACCCGATGATGCGGTGCCGACAGAGAGCGCGCTACCCTTTCTCGATGCCTGGGAGATGCTGCGGCATGACCGCCATCATGCGCCGAGCGGTATCCCCCTGCCTATCCCCTTCAGTGCCATCGACCGCTGGGCCCGGCGACACCGGATCGATGATGACGAGTTCGAGCTGTTCCGCCGAATGATCCTCGCCCTTGATGACGAATATTGCATCTGGGCGCGGCGTGAGGCGGAAAAACGGATGAATAAGCCCTGATGGTTCAACAGATTTCCCAGCTTCGCGCCGAAGCCGAAATGGCGGGCGCCGATCAGTATGTCGCCAAGGCGACGGCGATTGCGCGCGCCAATTCCGATCTTGGCGCGACGGCGGAGCAGATGGGGGTCTCGACCGAACAGGCCAATGTCCAGATCATCAACGCCACGCCCGCATTCGAGCGCTATCGCTTGCGGGTCGATGCGGTGGCGCGGGCCGAGCGTGACATGGACCGCGTGCGCCGCGCCGGGCAGTCGGCCATCGAGCAGGGCCGCGCCACGCAGGAGCAGGTCAACGAAACGCTGGCCGCCTATGAGCGGCGTCTTGAGAGTGCCCGCGCGCAGGCCGAGCGCAGCTATGGCGGTGTGCGGGCCGAGGTTCGTCAGGCGGCGGATGAAACGCGGCGATATGCCGACGAGGCGGAGACGGCGGCGCGCTCGACCGGGCGGCTTGATGAATCGCTCACGCTGCTGAAACGCACGGCTGCGGCGCTGGGCGTGGCATTCACCGTTGCAGGGATGGTGTCCGCGTTCACCGCGACGGAGGACCGGGTGCTGGCGAATGAGCGCGCGGTGGCTCGGCTCAATGCGCAGCTTGCCGTAACGGGCGGTGCGGTGGGGAAGTCGCTCGGGGATATTCAGCGGCTTGCCTTCGAGATCGAGCGCGATACCGGCGTGGCCGCGCAGACGATCATGGACCGAGCAGCGGCGCTGACGACATTCACGTCGATTGCGGGTGATCAGTTCGACCGGACGATGCGTGTCGCTATCGACATGGCGGAGGTTTACGACCAGGACCTGAAGTCGGCGCTTGAGGGTGTGGGCCGCGCGATGGAGCAGCCGCTCAAGGGCATGGGGATGCTCGAAAAGCAGGGTTTCCGACTGGAGGTCTCCCAAAAGGAACAGATCAAAACACTGCTCGAACAGAACCGGCAATATGAGGCGCAGGAGATTGTGCTGCGGATGCTGGAGGATCTGGTGGGCGGCACGGCGGCTGCCGCTTACACCGGCCTTGGCGCAGCGCAGGAGAGTGCACGGCTCTCCGGCGAGCGCCTGCTCGAACAGTGGTATGAGCAGTCCGATGCAGCCGCGACTTCCGAGGCCGCGTGGCGGCGCGCGAGCGAGACGTTCGAATGGCTGTCGCAGAATACGCTAGCGCTGGCCGACGCTGCAAAATTCGCCGGGCTTTCGCTTGCTGGGCTTGTGGTGGCGCGCACTGCGACCGCTGCCATAGCCGCCATGCCTGGCGTCATCACGGCGGCCTATACCTCCCTCTATACATTTGCCGCCGCGAACGGGGCCTATACGACGACGGCTGTCGCGGCCACTGCCGCCTCGCGCGCGTTTCAGATTGCGCTTGCCGCGCTGGGCGGGCCGGTGGGCGCGATCCTCACGGCGGCAGGTCTCGGGGCAGCCGCGTGGATGACCTATGGCCGCGCGCTCGACACCTCGTCGGAGGCCGTCGAACGCAACCGTC